CATGAGAAAAACCGCTCGTGCGTGTGCGCGTGGTTTTTGGATTCCGGCAGAGGGTGCCGGCGGAGGATTTCAGCGGACAATTTGAGGGTCAAAATACCGGCTTCCGATGGCGGCGGAGGGCCGGATTTTTGATGGACTTTTGAAGAGATCGGCGGAGGCCGGGAAGACTTCGGCGGAGGAGGAGAAAACTTCCGGGGAGATCCGGGAGAGATTGACGGACCGGAAAGCGGGCGCCGAAAGAACGGAGGAGTGGAAAATGGGAAAAGCGGTCGAACTGCGGGAAGTCGAGATCGCAGCGCTCAAGCCTTATGAGCGAAACGCAAAGCAGCACGGCAAGGAACAGGTGGACAGAATCGCCCGGAGCATCCGGGAGATGGGTTTCCTCTCCCCTTGCCTGATCGATCAGGAAATGAACGTCATCGCCGGACACGGACGGATCCTGGCAGCAAAGACGATCGGCATGGAAACGGTGCCGTGCGTGTTTGTCGAGGGACTGACGGAGGGACAGCGGAAAGCCTACATCTTGGCGGACAACAAGCTGACGGAGATGGGCGAATGGGACATGGCACTGGTGCAGCAGGAACTGGCTGCACTGGCGGACGCGGACTTTGATATCAGCCTGACAGGGTTTGATCCGGATCTGCGGTTTGATGACTCCATGGGCCAGATCCAGGACGACGGATGGGCGGAGGAACCGGAACGGGCGGAGGAACCGCGGAGCCGGATCGGCGACATCTATCAGCTGGGCGGTCACCGGCTGATGTGCGGAGACAGCACGGATCCGGAGATGGTCGCGGCGCTAATGAACAGCGAAAAGGCGGACCTGATGGTCACGGATCCGCCGTACAACATCGGCCTGGGCGGAGACGAAAGCGGATCCGCGCAAAGCACCGATGAGATGAGCAAGCGCCGGAAGAAACAGGACGACGGCGCCTTCTTGCTGAACGACAACCTGGGAGAAAAGGAATTCGTGGAATTCCTGACAAAGGCCATGCGGAACGGGAAAGACGCACTGCGGGAGGGCGGTGCGTTTTACGTCTGGTACGCAACGCGGACGACAGAGCAATTCCTGGAAGGGCTGAGGAAAGCCGGGCTGGAAGTGAAGCAGATCCTGATCTGGGTGAAGGGACACTTCACGCTGGGGCGGCAGGATTACCAGTGGCAGCATGAGCCGTGCCTGTACGGCTGGAAGGAAGGGGCGGCACACTACTTCCTGGACAACCGGAAGCAGTCGACGGTAATCGAAGACCTGCTGCCGGATCTCGCGCACATGAAAAAGGCGGAGATGGAAGCGCTGCTCAAAGAGATCTACGCGGAGGAAACCGCGACGGACGTGATCCATGAAGCGAAACCGAATGTCAGCGAACTGCATCCGACGATGAAGCCGCTGAAGCTGATCGCCAGGCAGATCCGGAACAGCAGCCAACCGGGTGAAAAGGTGCTGGATCTTTTCGGCGGATCCGGCACAACGCTGATTGCCTGCGAACAGATGGACCGGCGCTGTTTCATGATGGAATTCGATCCGCACTACGCGGACGTGATCGTCGACCGGTGGGAGAAGTTGACCGGGCTGAAAGCATTGAAAGTCAACGGTTACACCACCGGGGGGGGTACTTAAAGACCGCGTAATACAGGCGGCGTAAAGGAGTGAGACGATGGCGCGGAAGCGAATCGTGAAAAATATGACGCTACAGGAACAGGCGAACGAGATCCTGCGGCGGGCACAGGAAAAGGGCGTCAGCGGGAACTTCTTCTTCGTGACGACCTTCAAGCGGTACCAGGTGCAGCTGAAGATCCTGACAGATCTGGAAGCGGAGATGAAGACGACCGGGACCATGATCACAAAGACCTACGTCAAGGGCCGGGAAAACCTGTGCGCAAACCCGGCAATCGCGGAGTACAACAAAACCAGCACCGCGGCGAACAGCACGGTGAGCACGCTGATCCAGATCATCGAAAAGATGAGCGAGGAACAGGTGAAGGAAAGCAAGCTGTACAAGCTGATGCAGCAGATGGGCGATGATTAAAAACAACCCGGATCCGCGGAGGAACGGGACCTGCGAACTGTGCGGAGGGCACGGACGGGAGCTGCGGATCCTGGCACAGGTGGACTTCATCGGATGGGCCTGCGAGGAATGCAGGAAGCAGCTGGCGGAGTGCCAACTGCGGAGGTTCTGCAGCATCGGCGAGGAAAGCGAACCGGCAGAATAGGCGGGAGTGGATGAAAAAGCAGACACGCGGAGGGACGAAAGCACCGGAAGCAAAGAATTACATCCTGGAATATTACCAGGCGATCACGGACGGGAGCGTCACGGTGGGTCACTGGATCCGGGAATGGTACGGGCAGATCGTGACGGGCCTGCAGGAGCGGCGGTTCTTTTTCAACCAGAAAAAGGCGAACATGGCGGTGCGGTTCGTGCAGACGTTCTGCCGGCACCATGAGGGAGCGCTGGCACCGGGACGGATCCGGCTGGAACTGTGGCAGAAGGCGCTGCTTTCCGTGATCTTCGGCATCGTGGATGAGGACGGGATCCGGGTTTTCCGGGAGATCCTGATTGTGATGGGCCGGAAAAACGGGAAAACGCTGCTGGCCGCGTGCATCATGGCGCTGATCCTTTACATGGATCCGGACTACGGCAAACGGGTGTACACGGTAGCCACGAAGCTGGACCAGGCGCGGCTTTCTTACGAAGCGCTGTACCAGATGATCCTCAAGGAACCAGAACTGGCGGAAATTACGCAGAAGCGCCGGACGGACATCTACATCGCGGAGACAAACAGCAGCGCGATGCCGATCGCATTCTCCGAAAAAAAGACGGACGGTCTGAACCCTTCCGGGGCGGTCTGCGACGAACTGGGCGCATGGCAGGGCGAACAGGGCATGCGGCAATACCAGGTGATCAAAAGCGCACTGGGCGCACGGAAACAGCCGATGCTGGTGAGCATTACCACGGCGGGGTACGTTTCTGACGGGATCTACGACGAAATGATCCGGAGGGCCACGGCGGTCATCAACGGAACGAGCCGGGAAACACGGCTGGCTCCGTTTTTGTATATGATCGACGATCCGGACAAGTGGGACAACATCAGCGAGATCGCAAAAGCGAATCCGAACCTGGGAGTCAGCCTGACGGTTGACAACATGCTGGAGGAAATCGCAGCGGCGGAACAAAGCCTTTCCCAGGCGGCTGAATTCAAAACCAAGGTCTGCAATCTGAGACAGAACAGCAGCGCCGCGTGGATGAACGCGAAAGACGTGCAGCTGTGCTTCAGCGAGACGGGGAAGACGCTGGAGGATTTCCGGCACACCTATGCGCTTTCCGGACTCGATCTTTCAATGAGCACGGACCTGACCGCCACGATCCTCCTGGTGCAAAAGGCGGACGTGGTCTGGTTCTTTGCGCGGTTTTACATGCCGAAGAACAAAATCGAAGAAGCGACGGCGCGGGACGGGATCCCGTACCGTAAGTACGTGGAGCAGGGATACCTGATCCTGAGCGGGGAAAATGTGGTGGATTACCACGACGTGGAACGATTCTACCAGGACCTGGTGCAGAAGTACGAGATCCTGCCGCAGAAGAACGGGTACGACCGATACAGCGCGGCATACCTGGTGCAGGACCTGGAAGGAATGGGGTTCCACATGGAATCCGTCAGCCAGGGCAGCAACCTGACCGGGGTGATCATAGACGTTGAGGGCATGATCAAGGACGGACGACTGAAAAGCGCGGAGGACAACAACCTGATGAAGATCCACATGATGGACAGCGCTCTGCAGATGTACGAGGACAACCGGCGGAGGCTGGTTAAGGTCAGCAGCACGGCCCACATCGACGGAATGGCGGCGCTGCTGGACGCGATGACCATGCGGCGGAATTACTACACGGAAATGGAGCACCTGCTCCGGAACGAAAGAGGTCAGAACTGATGGGACTGATTGAAAAGCTTTTCAAGAAAAAACCGGCGGACAACGGAAAGCAGATGACGACGGTGGAGACATTCACGGCCTATTCGCCGGTGTTTTCCAGCTGGGGTGGTCAGCTTTACGAAAGCGCCCTGGTGCGGGAAGCCATCTACGCGAAAGCGCGGCACATCATGAAGCTGAAATTTGACATGATCGGCGGCGCAAAACGGAGCCTTTACAACACGGTAAGGTTCCGCCCGAACCCGTGGAGCACCTGGCCGGATTTCCTGGAACGCTGCAACAACATCTACGAGACGGAGAACAACCTGATCGTGATTCCGGTGCTGGACGACCTGGGCGACACAAAGGGATTCTGGCCGGTGTTCCCCAGCGGATGTGAGATTCGGGAAGCGGACGGGATCGCGTTCCTGGTTTACCAGCTGCAGAACGGACAGCGGCGGGCCATGGAACTGAGCCGGTGCATGATCATGCGGAAGCACCAGCTGAAGAATGATTTCTTCGGCGATGGAAACGGGCCGCTGGCTCCGACGATGGAACTGCAGACAACATTCGAGCAGAGCATAAACGAAAGCGTAAAGGCTGCGGCAAGCTACCGGTTCATGGCGCAGGTGACGAACTTCATGTTCGATGGGGACCTGACCAAAGAACGGAAACGGTTTGATGAGCTGAACTTCAAAAGCGGAGAAGGCGGAGGACTGCTGCTGTTCAACAACAACGTGACGAACATCAAGCAGCTGGAAGCGGCAAAGAACCTGGTGGACAAGGACCAGCAGGAACTGATCGAAAAGAACGTCTGGCGGTACTTCGGCGTGAACGAAGGAGTCATCATGAACACGGCGACGCCGGAACAGCTGTCCACGTTCTTCGATGGGGAGATCGAGCAATTCGCCATCAAATTCAGCGACGGCATGACCGGGATGATCTACACGGAGCGGGAGCACATTGCCGGAAACAAGGCCATGCTGACAGCGAACCGGCTGCAGTACATGAGCATCGCGGACAAGGTGAGCGTTTCCCAGCAGCTGGGAGACCGCGGGGCGCTGCTGATTGATGAAATCCGGGACCTGTTCAATTACGGGCCGCTGCCGAACGGAGCAGGACAGCACGCGCCGATCCGGGGCGAGTACTACATGGTCGACGAAGGGCGACCGGACAGCACGAAACAGGAGGACAAGAAAGATGCCTAAGAAGGAAATCCGGAGCCTGACGTTTGAGGTCAGGGCGGAGGAAAACGAACAGCACGGTGCGCACCTGGTCGGAATGCCGATCGTTTACGAACAGGTCATTCAATACGGATGGCGGCGGGAGACGATCAACAAAGGCGCGGTGGACGCGAACACCGACCTGAAGGACGTGAAGTTCCTGATCGGGCACAATGTGAACATGGTGCCGCTGGCCAGGAGCCGGAACAACAACGAAAACAGCACCATGCAGCTGAAACCGGTTGACAACGGCGTGGAGATCCGGGTGGATCTGGACATCGAAAACAACCAGGACGCAAAAACACTGTATTCAGCGGTGAAGAGGGGCGACATTACCGGGATGTCGTTCATGTTCACCGTGGATAAAAGTATGTGGGAAGACGAGGACAGCGACAACCCGATCCGCAGGATCATGCACATCGACAAGGTGTTCGAGGTTTCCGCCGTCGCCTTCCCGGCATACGATGAGACGAAACTGCAGGCCGCGGGAAAAGATCCAACGCTGGAGAGCGATGAGGATCCGCTGGAGAGCGCACTGAAGCGGGAACTGCAGGAAGTCAGGGATGCCAAACACAACGATGAGCGCAGGAACAAGGCGCTCGAAATTTTGAGGAGGTAAAAAACCATGAAGGAAAAGCTGAAGAAAATGACCAACGAACAGCTGATCGCCCGCCGCGATGAGCTGAAGAAGATCGGCGAGAATCCGGAAAACCGCTCCGCTGATGAACTGGAACAGCTGGCGGAGGAACGCACCGCCATCGATGAGGAACTGGCTGAACGCCGTGCCGCCGCTGCCAGGGAGCAGCTGCGCCGGGATGCCGTCGCCGGCATGGTCGGCGCAAACGTGCTGGCCCGTCAGCCGCAGCAGCAGGAACAGCGGGAACTGGGCGCTGACAGCGCGGAATACCGCAACGCGTGGCTGAAGAAAATGGCCGTGCGGGACGGCGTGGCCCTGTTCGGCGAACTGACCGAAGCGGAGAACCGCGCCTACACTCACACCACCGCCAACACCGGCGCCGTGGTGCCGACCGCGGTGATGAACCGCATCGTCGAACTGGTGGAAAGCGAATACCCCATGTATAACGACGCCGCGAAGAGCGCCATGGTGAGCGGATTCCAGATTCCGCGCCACACCGCCATCGCCGCCGGTGACGCTGCCGCCACCAATGAAGGCGCCGCGAACAGCGACGAACAGGATACCTTCGATTACCTGCCGCTTTCCGGCGTGGAAATCAAGAAGCACATCGTCATCAGCCGCAAGATGAAGTGGCAGAGCATCAGCGCCTTCGAGGACTGGGTCGTGAGCCACATCGCGGAGCGCATCGGCGTGGCCAAGGAAACCCGGATCCTCTCCCAGCTGGCGGATGCCACCTACGGCATTGCAGCCGCCAACATCGGCACCGGCGTGGAAGCCACCGACGCGAACATCCGGGCGTACCTGGCGAAAGTCCGCGGTACCGGCGCGAAGGTGCTTTATGCCAACGCCTATACAATCTGGAACATTCTGGCGGGCATCAACGACGGAGCCGGAAACAAGGCGTTCATTCCTTCTCCCCAGGCGGATCCGGTGACCAAGGGCGTCGTCTACGGCTACACCGTGAAGGAAGACAACAACCTGAGCAACAAGGTCATCTACGCGGGCGCTCCCAGCAAGATCCTTGCGAACAATTTCGAGGATCTGTTCATCAACCGGGCCATGGATCCCAAGACCTTCGAGGATATCATCGCGGGCTACAGCCTGTTCGATGCAGGCCTTGAGAATCCGCTGTCCTTCGTGAAAGTAACTTTTCAGTAATCGGCGGCGCGGCTGACAACAACCCGGACGATGACATCCTGTCCGAGTCGGAACTCTCCGCCTTGACGGTAGCCCAACTCAAGGAACTCGCCGCCGAATACGGGCTGACCCTGACCCAGACCACGAAGAGCAACATCATCGCCGAGATCCTGGAAGATCTGTACCCATCCAGCCTGAGCGCTCTGGCGCTGGGAGAACTGGAACTGACGCCGGACTTCGACGCTGATACCACCAGCTACACCGCCGCGACCACAAACGCGAAGGACAAGCTGGCGATCACGACCACGGATCCGAACGCCACCGTAACGGTGAAACTGGGTGACGACACGGTCACCGCGGGCGCAGACGGGAAGTACGAATTCACGTGGAGCACGGCAGACAGCGGAGAAAACGCCGTCACCGTGAAGGTGCAGAACGGTTACCAGGGCGAGGTCTACACGACCTACGCGATCACGGTAACCGCCACCTGATGAACGATCACCGGGCGAAAGCCTTGTGATACACCGCCGCCCGGACGCGAAATCCACTCCTCGCGTCCGGGTTTCCTTTGGAGGGCTTTCCGATCGCCCTCCAAACCACCTTCGGCCTCCGGCCTGTTGAAAAGGGCAAGGGGGAAAAAGGGAAACGAATCAAGGAAATGAGGGAAAACCATGCTGAAGGAAGCCATGCTGGCGCTGCGGGTGACGGACATGGAATACGCGCCGGACATCAAGCGGCTGCTGATCGCCGGGAAACGGGACCTGGAAATCGCCGGGGTGAAGATCCAGGGCGAGATCCTGATCACCATCACGGAGGATCAGCAGACGGGCGTGATTACGGCAAACGATACAAGCACGATCACAGACGACCTGGTGATCACCGCCATCATCACCTACGCGGGAGCGCGGGGGAACTACGCGGGCGCGGACGAACGGGCCAAACTGGACGCAAGCTACGACCTGCAGCGGCGGCAGCTGGCGAACGCGACGGGTTATACCGATTTCCTGGAACCGGAACCGACACCGGAAGAACCGGCGGAGGAAGAACCGGCGGAGGAACAAACGGCGGAAGATGCGGAAGCGGGTGCTGATGCATGAAGCGAGTGGGAATCGTTCATCTGATCACGGAGAGTCCGGAAGCAGCCGGAGTGCTGGACGAACGGACGGAGACCCGGAGGAAAACCTACTGCGAGGAAATCAGCCTGAGCATGTCTGAAGTCTACCAGGCGAGAGCGAGCGGGTTTTCTCCGACTTTCCGCCTTCGTCTTCCGCAGGACTTTGAGTACAGAAAGGAAACCCTGTGCGAATACAAGGGAGAGCGGTACAGCATCATCCGCGACTACCGGGACGAAAAAACCGGAAACACGACGGAACTGACGCTGGAGCGGGTGCGCGGAAACGCCGCTGCACCGGCGGAGGAACCGGAGCCGGAACCGGATCCGGAAGAAGCGCAGCAAGGGGGGAGCGAGGGAAGCGATTCCCCGGTGGGGAATTCGCCGGAAGGCGAAAGCGACCCGAACGAGTCGACCGAAACGAGCGGCGAAGACGCGACGATTGAGGGCGCGGATTCGGCAGTGACCGGAAACGCGACAGAGATCGAACCAGCGGCGCAGGAGACGGAAGGCGGTGAACCGTGATGTTTGACACGCTGGTGGCTTTACTGAAAGCAATCAAGGGCGTACAGTTCGAGGAATACGAATGGAAGACCAGGCCGAACGGAAACCACGGCACGGTGCAGCTGGACTTTGAAGCGGCGGATGACAACGGCGACGACTGCAAGCAGGACAGAGCCTGGGAAGGCAGCGTCGACCTTTTCACCCGCGGGAAGGAAATGATGATCGTGGCCGCGGTGGAAAGCGCACTGGAAACGGTGTGCGAGGGCAGCTGGTACATGAACAGCGAACAGTACGAACACGAGACGGGACTGATTCACAGGGAGTTTGTTTTTCAGCTTGAGGCGAGGTGATCCGGATGGCCATGACGATCAAGACGGAAGGCCTGACGGAGGTCAGCGAGATGCTGACGCAGCTGGGGAAGCAGGCGGAGGACGTGGCCGCGGGGTCGCTGTATGACGGCGCGGGCATCGTGGCGGACGCGTTCACACAGGCGGTGCGGAACATACAGACCGCGCCGTTCAAGTATGCGCCGCCCGGACAGACACGACTGCCGAGTCCGGAAGAGAAGGCCGCGCTGATGGGCAAAAGCGGCATCGCCAAGTTCGACAAAAACGGAAGCGAGGTCGACACGATCATCGGCATCAGCGGCGCGGCGGGCTACGCCGACGTGAACGGAAAAAGGAAAGCCGTGCGGATGATCGCACGGTCCATCAACAGCGGAACCAGCTTCATGAAAAAACAGCCGGTTTTCAGGAGGGCGAAATCGACCAGCGAGAAGGCGGCGAAAGCCGCCATCGTAGCCAAAGCTGAACAAATGTTCGACAAAATCATCAACGGATAAAAAACACAGGAGGGAAACACTATGGCATACATCGGAATGCGGAATCCGAAGTTCTGGCCGATCAGCACGCCGAGAGTGGACGGGACTACCATCGCATACGGAAGCCCGGTCGTGATCGGACCGGCTGTGGGCGCGAACGTGAGCTTTGATGTGGCCGACAACCCGGACTACGGCGATGACGTGGTCATCGACAACGACAAGGGGGTCAACGGCTACAGCATCAGCCTGGAGACGAACGACATCAGCAAGGAAGCGCGGGCTGCGTGCCTGGGATGGAAAGCGCACACCAGCGGGACACCGGCGACGGTGGACTACTACGACGTGACGGACGCGGAACCGCCGGAAGGCGGACTGAGCTACATCCGGGTCAAGATGTTCAAGGGCACAAGGAAGTACGAAGCGTTCTTCTTCCATGCGCTGCAGTTCTCCGACGGCGGCGAGAACGCCAGCACGAAGGAAAAGCAGATTACCTGGAACCACCCGACCATGGACGCGAGCGGGATCGGCGTGTACATCGACTCAAGCGGGGAAGCGAAATACTTCCGCTGGATGGAGTTTGACACGCAGAGCGCGGCGGAAACCTGGATCAACACCCAGGCGGGATATACGCCGCCGTCTCAGTAACGGGAACAGATGGGCAGCATCGAAAACGGTGCTGCCCTTTTTGAGGTTTTAAGAAAAGGAGTGGAAAAGATGGACGGGGTCAGGATCATCATCGGCGGGAAAAACATCCCGCTGCGGTTTAAAATGCCGGAATTTTTAGCGATCGAAGAAGAGATCGGGAACCTGGGAGACATACGGGAACTGCTGCTGAAAGGAAAAAAACGCGGACGGAACATGATCGGCGTGATCCGGATCATGGGGAACGCGGGGCTGAAAGCGGAAGGAAAAGAAGCGGACCTGACGGACGAATGGCTGATGGAAAACATGGATCCGCACGCGATGATCGCATACCAGGCGACGGTGATCGCCGCGCTGTCGAAAGAAGAAGCGAGCGAAGCGGTCAAAGAAGAAAACGAGAACAAGGAACGGGATCTGGTGATGGAGGAAATAGAGGCAAAAAAAGATCCCGTGAATTTACATACCGGCGGGTGATTCACTGGGGACTGGTCGCCGGATTGAGCTACACGGAGATGCAGGAGATGGGACCGGGAATGATCCTGGACCAGTACATTTGGCGAAGATCGTATGACGATCAGCAGCACGGGATCAGAAGGGAGTGAAGGGGGCTTTCCGATCGCCCCCTTCAGATCCCCTTCGGACGGTATTAATTTGAGTAGAGGGGAAAAACAATGGCGGACGTAAGCGTCAAGATGGGTGTCAGCGGCATCAGCCAGTTTAAGCAGGGGATGCAGCAGGCGCAGCAGAGCGTAAAGACCATGGACGCGGCGCTGAAGAAGAACGAGGCGCAGCTGAAGGCGAGCGGAAACGCGGAGCAGTACATGGCCACCAAGAGCGACCTGCTGAAGCAGAAGCTGGACGCACAGAAAAAAGAGGTGGACCAGGCGAACAAGGCCCTGCAGGTCATGGTCAGAAGCGGCGTGGATCCGGCGAGCCGGGAATACCAGAAAATGGCGCAGAGCCTGCTGAACGCGGAAACCGCGATGATCGACACGCAGACGCAGATCCGCAATCTGGGGAACGAAACCGCGAACACGGCGGAAAAGGCGAGCAAACTGGAAACCAGCCTGGGCGGGCTGAACCGGAAGGTGAGCCTGCAGCAGGTGAACAGCGCGGTGAAAAGCATCAGCGGCGGACTGGAACAGGCGACGAAAAAAGCCATAGAACTGGGGAAGCAGCTGTGGGACAACATCATCGACACCGCCTCCTATTCTGACGACGTGGTGACGGCGGCGACCCGGATGGGGATGTCCACGGAGGAATACCAGCAGCTGAAGGGCGTGCTGGACTCCGTGGGCGACATGACCGTCGAGGAATGGAAGAAGGCAAAACGGAAGGTCCAGAATGCGATTTACAGCCAGACGGACGAACAGGCGGACGTGCTGAAACTGCTGGGGATCGATACGCACGAGGGAAGCTGGGGAAAAGAAGGATGGGTTCGGGGCGCGGCGCGGGACGCGGAGGACGTGCTGTGGGACATCGGCAAAGCGATCCAGCAGGACGTGGCAAGCGGAAAGATCAGCTATGACCAGGCGGAGACGTGGAGCAATCTCTTTTTCGGCAAAGGATACGACTCGCTGAACGGCGTTTTCAGCATGGGCCGGGAGGCCTTTAACCAGGCGCTTGAGGTACAGGCGACCGCAACGGAAGATGCGCTGAAGAACAACGCGGCGCTGAACGACAAGGTGATCCAGCTGGAAAACACGTTCCAGGCGCTGAAGGTGGAGCTGCTGGGCGGGATCTCACCGGCGCTGACAAAGGTCGCGGACGCGATCAACGGGGTGCTGGGGAGCCTGATGGATTACCTGCAGACACCGGAAGGGCAGCAGAAACTGGAAGAACTGGGGGAAGCGATCTCCAGTATCTTCGGGAATATTGAGGATTTCGACCCGGCAGCGGCGGTGGACAGCTTCGCCAGCATCATCACGGGCGTGGTGGACGCGGTGAAATGGCTGGGAGAAAACTGGCAGGGCGTGGAAACAGGAATCAAGGCGATCTGTGCCGCGTGGGGAACGATCAAGGCGGTCGAAGGCGTGACAACGCTGATGCAACTGGTCGGAGGGATCAAAGGCCTGGGCGCAGCGGGAACACAGGCCGCGGGAGAAGCGGTCGGCGCGAGCTGGGGGAAAGGATTCGCGGGAGCGGTGATGAAGGCGGCCCCGTGGCTGGTTTTCCTGTACACGCTGCTGAACCCGGCGGAGACGGCGGACGATACGCTGACGGACGAAAACGGGAACCCGACACAGCTTGCGCAGGCGATTGAGGAGGAGAAACAGGCGCAGGAGGAAGAGCTGGCGGGCCGGTCGCCGCGGGAAGTATGGCTGGACGAAATGGTGCAGAAGTACGCCGGGGGCATGGGAATGGCCGTGGTGTACAGGGAAATGTTCGGGCAAAACGACCTGTACGACAAAATGCAGGAATACTGGGACAAGTACAGGACCGGCACGGCGACGGCGGAGGACTGGGCCGACCTGCAGAGCAGCATGAACGCGCAGCAGTATGAAGAGTTTCTGAGCAAGATGGCGAAATTCCTGTATGAACTGGACAGGGCCACGGAGGACCTGCCGGACGAAGCGTTCGGATTCAGCGAGAGCTTTGACGAATGGCTGAAGGAATACGAGGAAAACGGCGGGGTGCCGGTGCAGGTGGACCCGACGGTGGACGAGGACGAGGCGGAGCAGCTGTCCAAAAAGATCGGCGTGGTGCCGGTGCAGGTGGAATACTATCCCAGCGCCATGGGAAGCAACGATTACAACACAGGATTCCGCAAGAGCGGAGAGGACGGAAGCGAGGCGAACGGGATCTGGGCGGTGCCGTTTGACGGGTACAGGGCCGTGCTGCACAAAGGGGAACGCGTGGTGCCGGCGCGGGAAAGGGAGCGCAGCAGCCGGAGCTACTCCAGCAACCTGTACGTCGAAAGCATGATCATGAACAACGGAACGGACGCGGAGGGACTGGCGGCGGCGATGGCCGCGGCGCAGCGGCGGACGATGAGCGGATACGGAAGCTGACGAGGTGCAAAGATGGGACAGAGTTTTTTTATCTGGAAAGACAGGGACTGCAGGTCCATGGGGATTTTTCTGCGCGGGCCGGTGCCGATCGTCAGGCCGGAGGAGCGGGTACAGCACATCACGATCCCGGGGGCGAGCGGTGACCTGACGGAAACGGAAGGCGAGAGCATCTATAACAGCTATATTCAGACGGTCAGCATGAGCGTGCGCGACGCGTGGCGGGTGCGGGAGGTTTACCAGTGGCTGCGGGGCGCAGGATACGTAACGTTCAGCGGGGAACCGGACAGGCGGCAGCAGGCCAGGGTGATCGGCGCGATCACGCTCAACAGGCACAGCCGGAACGTGGATCACTGGGAAGGAGAGGCGCAGTTTTACTGCCAGCCGCTAAAGGAGAAGCTGCGGGAGGAAACGCAGACGATCACGGAGAGCCGCACGAACATCCGAAACAGCGGGGACGTGATCGCAAAGCCGCTGATCAGGGCGGTGCCGGACATGAGCATCATGGGGATCACGCTGGGCGGGAAAAACCTGATTGTGAACGGGCTGACAAGCGGGGAGGCAATCTGGATCGACAGCCGGACGTGCGAAATCATGAACGCGGACAGAAGCGTGCTGCTGACGAAAAACAGCACGGGAGAGTTTCCGCAGCTGATGCCGGGAGACAATGAGATTTTGTTTGCAGGGGCCAGCGAGATCGAAATCCGGAAGCGGGAGCGGTTCCTGTGAGGAAAGAGGGTTAAAATGATTCACCTTTACGATATCGGCAACGAAAATTTCAAAAAGAACGGGGACGTGATCCTGCAGCCGGTGAGCGGGACGCACAGGAACGTCGCGGGCGGAAATTACGACATGACGATGGTGTGCCCGATCGATCCGGAAGGGAAATGGAGGCACATTGTGCCGGGGGCCATCGTGAAGCTGCCGGTGCCGACAGAGGTGATCGAGAATTCTTTCAGCGGATACGACGCCGACATCTACAAGACGAACACACAGGCGGAAATGCGGGAAAGCCCGGTTGCGCCGGCGGCGATCACATACGCGGAATGGAGCGATAACGCCGGATATGAGATCGGGAACAAGGTGACGTGCTCCCTGCACTGGGCGCACCACAACTATCAGTGCACCTACTGGGACGGGGAGAACCCGCAGAGCATGGTGCCGCCGTACGCCAGCAGCTGGTGGAAGGAGATTCCGGACACCACGAGCGGGGCGGCGGTGCTGGCCACGCTGCCGGCGGGGACAGAACTGTACTTTGTAGAAGACGTAAGCAGCGCGTGGTACAAGCTGTCCACCTACTACGGCCTGGAAGGGTACGTGCTGAAAAGCCAGGTGACCTTCGACCGGCACGTGAGCGCGAGCGAAAACCAGCCGAGGGTGATCAAGGACCAGCTGTTCCGGCTGAAGGAACCGGCGGTCGACACAGAAAAGCACCTGGTCACGGTGGCGGGGCAGCACGTGAGCTACGACCTGGCGGGAGACCTGATCCTGGACGTAAGCCTCAGCCAGGCAGCGCCGGCGATGGCGATCGGGCGGCTGATGGAGGGCCTGCTGATCCCATACCGCGGGACGATCGCAACGAACATGATCAACGACACGCGGACCTACACGGGCGAGCTGAAGGGGAAAAACGGGATCTTCGCGCTGCTGGACCCGGACAAGGGCATCGTGGGCGCGTTCGGTGCGAAATTCACGAGGGACAACTGGGACATGTTCGTGATGAACCGGACGGAGACGGACCGGGGATACACGATCCGATACGGCGTGAACGCCGGCGGGATCAACTGGAAACAGAGCAGCGCAAGCCTGGTGAACCGAGTCGTGCCGGTGGCGAAGGACGCGGGAGGAAACGACCTGTACTTGCCAGAAAAATGGGTGGACAGCGAGGACATAAGCGACTACCCGGTGATCATCATGGAACGGCTGCAGGTGCAGGGCCAGGTCGGAAAGGACAAAGGAACCGGGGACGGCAGCGTGTGGACAGAGGCGGAGCTGCTGGACGAGATGCGGGCGAAGGCCGCGGAGCGGTTCACGATCGACAAGGCAGATCGGATCGCGGAGGAGGTCACGATCCGGGTCGAGATGCTGGAAGACACGGAGGAATACGCCTGGCTGAAGGGAAAGAAGGACATTCTGCTCTACGACACGGTCACCGCGGAAAACCAGCGCCTGGGGATGAGCAAAAAACTTTTCGTGAGCGAGATCGAGTATGATTTCGTGAAGGAAAAGATCACGGCAGTGAAGCTGAGCGTTACGGGAGACACGCGGCGGAGGAGCGTGACGGGCTACAACGTGGCCAACAACAGCATCACGCCGGAGAAACTGACGCGGCAGGTGAGCGACGAGATCGTGAAAGAGGTCGTCGGGATCATGCCGGAATACGTTTATCCGGAGGGAGTAAGGCCGGGGATCAACAGCGCCACGGAGGACGGCCTGGTGCCGAAGGGCGGCACGAACTACAACAAGGTATGGAAAACCGACGGCAGCGGGAACCCGGGCTGGCGCGATGAGCAGACGGTAACCGGCTTCATTCCAACCAGCGAAAAGGGAGCCGCCGGCGGCGTGGCGGAGCTGGACCAGGCCGGAAAGGTTCCGGCAGGACAGCTGCCCAGCTACGTGGACGACGTGCTGGAATACGCGAACAAAAACAGCTTTCCGGCGACAGGCGAAACGGGGAAAATTTACGTCGCGATTGACACAGGCAAGACGTACCGGTGGAGCGGTTCTGCCTATATTGAGCTTTCGACAACCGTTGTTACGGACAGTGATCCGACCCTTGCGTGGGGGACACGGAGCAAGGTTGCGAGTGTTGCAGGAACGGACATCCACGTCACGATGCCTGCGAATCCGAACACGGACCACTACGCATGGTCAGATATCACGGGAAAGCCGAGCTATTACGACGCCAAGGCGGTAAAGAGCATTTCACGGAGCGGAACAACGTTCACGGCAACTTGCATGGACGGAACCACGTTCACGTTCACACAGCAAGATAACGACCATTACGACTGGAGCGATATCACGAACAAACCAGCCACGGCTACACGCTGGCCTTCGTGGAGTGAGGTAACAAGTAAGCCAACATTCAGCGGAGGAACAACAACCCTTGCATGGGGGCAGACACACACGATCGCCAACGTTGGCGGTAATGAAGTAAAGCTGACGATGCCAGCAAACCCCAACACAGACCATTATGCGTGGAGCGATATAACCAGCAAGCCGGATACGGCAACAAGATGGCCTACGTGGAATGAAGTAACGGGGAAACCTTCGACATACACGCCTTCATCTGGAAGCTCAAATTACATCAGGCGTGATGCATGGTGGGTATATGAACAAACGCATAATGCAGACGATCTTGTTGGTGCGGCAACATTTGTATACTCAAAACACGGTGGAGTAACAACCGGGATGCTGGTTGATTTTGCATCGTCAGACAATAGCACCTATAGACTGCAAATACAGGGACAATACAACGGAACAAACCTGTATTTTAGAAACAGAAGCGGAGATACTGGCGGCGGATGGAATGCTTGGAAAAGGGTATCGAACGCAGATGAAACAGTATCGTCCATTTCACGGTCAGGAACAACATTTACTGCAACAAGAGCTGATGGAACAACGTTTACATTTACGCAACAGGATACAAATACAACATATTCAGCAGGAAATGGGATAAGCCTTTCGGGGACAACGTTCTCTGCGATTTTGTCAAAAAGCGGCGACCGATTTGGCTGTATCCCGTGGATTGAAACGGACGGAGTGATGGAGGTTGGTAAGTATATCGACTTCCACCTTACAGACGGAGACACGGGCGACAGAGCGCAACGTATAACAGCCACAAGCTCCGGCTTGAATTTTTCCGGAGAAGTTACGACAGAGGAAGAGGTGTGCGTACACAACAACAGGCCGGTAAGGCTATACGGAGCTGGACCAACTGGTGACTCGTGGATCAAGTTTCAAGACACAAACAACACAGTAACCTTCATTGGTATCAGAAGGCCGATATCTACATATGGCCCGACTTATTATGATGCCACAAGCTATTGGACAATGCTACACGCCGGAAATTATAAGGATTACGGATACCTTCCGCAGTTGGGGAATTATTATGGTAACACGCACAACCTAAACGACGTGATGTGCGGAATGGGGTTGATAAACGGCAATACGGTAAATTCTCCGTTTAGCACCTCGTCTGACGTTGGATATTTTATCAGCTTCAACGTTCTTAGTAGTTACAGAACGCAAATTGTGATCCCATATGCTGAAGGCGCATATACGGAAGGATTCTGGATAAGAACTTACAACGATAATGGTTGGAAAGCGTGGAAATTCCAAGGGACGGCAAAAAGAACCGAAGCAATCAAAAGCATCAGCAGAAGTGGAACCACGTTTACAGCCACACGGTGTGACGATACTACATTCACCTTTACCCAGCAGGACAACAACACATGGCGTGGATATCAGGTGAAAGCCTATTCCAGCACGTTCAATATCGGTGCGAAGGGAGACGACACGTTCATCAGCGCGGCAAACGGTTTCGGGATTTCCACGCCGAGTGGGTACACGCCAGTGGCGATGACACGAGTTTACTGCACGACCCGTGGTGTGGCGGTTTCCAATTTTGACGCGACCGCCACGGGAAGCAACACGGCGGTGGTCGTTCACAACGTGAACGCGGCAAGCGGTACCAGCGTAACGGTTTATATCAGCATCCTATATCTGCAGACCTAAAAAAGAGAGGAGAAAAGGAAAATGCCGGAGGTATTCTACACAGTATTCGAGACATGGACGGACAAGGACGGGAACGCGGCGGTGCAGGGGTTCCGATTTGAGGAGCAGGAGGGACAGCAGCCTGCCGCCAACCGGGCGGAGGCCCACTACTACTACATCCTGAGCGTGGCGGCGGTTTCTGATGACTTGTACCACGGGGCGATGATCGTGAGGAGCGACGGATACTATTACAAGCCGTTTGAATTCTACGACCGCAGGCCGGTGCCGGACGCGGACGGACAGGAGGCGTAAAGCATGGCGATCTACCGGAACAAAATCATCAATATTGAGCTGGAAACGGGAACGGTTTTCCGGACGTTCATCAACCACGCGCTGGGCAAGGGCGACAAGATGGGCAACCGCTACGGGATGCGGCTGACGCGAAACGGAGAGGCGGTCACGCTGACGAACGCCAGCTGCACGGGTCTGTTCATCAACAGCATCGGGGAGCACATCCTGATCAGCGGGGCGGACTACACGGGCATCGACGGAAACGTGGCCTGGGTGCAGCTGCCGCAGGCGTGCTACAACTACGAGGGGCAATTCACTTTGAGCATCAAGGTGACCGATCCGAACGTGACGGAAACCATGCTGATCATCGACGGCACGGTGATCGACACCGGGTGCGACGATCCGATCGCGCCGACCGGCAGCGTGCCGACCTATGAGGACATCATCGACATCTACGACGAGATGGTGCAGATCGTCGGCGTGGCGCGGGACCAGCACGGGGACGGAAACGCCAACCAGGTGGACGGGTACCACGCGATCGAGCTGCTGCCGATCATCAACGGAACGGCGAGGCAGCTGATCGTGCAGACCGGGGACCAGGGCGTGGAAGCCGAAACGGTGACCGCCGTCACATTTGCAAATGCTTTCCCGAGCGCCTGCCTGGGCGTTTGGGCACAACCACTGGCCCAATTTGCGGTCATGAGCACGATCTCCGTGCAGGACATCGCCACGACAGGGTTCAGCCTCTATCTCGTGAGCGAGGACAGCCGGGGCATGGGCGTGCGCTGGATCGCTTTTGGATATTAAAAAGGGAGGAAACAAACAATGGAAGAACTGCAGGCAAAAATCAGGGAGGTTGCTCAGGTGCTGATGGGGATCAGCTGCCCGGTAGCGCTATACGATCAGATCGGCGCGAGGATCAGGATGTGCGCGGACAGGCTGACGGAGCTGGCGGAGCCGAAGGAAAAGCCGGCAGCAGAGGAAACGGAGGAACAGAAGTGAGCGCAGCGGGGATGATCGCGATGGCGGCCCTGCTGGCTTATTTCGGATTCTTCGCGTTTATTGGACTTTACGCATGGATACCGATGATCAAGGAACGGAGGCGAAAGAAGCGTGAACACAGCTGAATACGTGGACCGGACGATCGCGGAGATCAAGGCCAGCGGCGGCATCCCACTGAGCGAGGCGGCCTGGCAAGCGGCGCTTTTATGCGTCGGCTGGCCGTATATTTTCGGCGCGCGAGGGCAGCTGTGCACGCCGTCCTACAGACGCCAGGTCTACAACCGGAACCCGAGCAAGGAAGAGTACCAAAATGTCCGGAAAGCCTGCCAGGCGATTCGGGAAAATAACCCGACTGGCAGCTGCAGCGGGTGTAAATGGTTTCCTGGCGGGAAACGTGTGAGGGGCTTCGACTGCCGTGGATTCACGTACTGGGTTTTACTCCAGATCTACGGATGGGAGCTTCAGGGAGCCGGATGCACGAGCCAATGGAACAACGCGGCGAACTGGAAAGCCAAGGGAGAAGTGGCAGACGGCATCCCGCAAAACGTGATCGTCTGCCTGTTCTACTGGAAGAAGGACAAAAACGGAAAGCGGACCACGACCGTCGCCCACACCGGTCTTTATTTCAACGGTCAGACTTGCGAATGCTCCAGCGGCGTGCAGCACAGCAAGACCCTGAACAAGAAGTGGGAGATGTGGGGCGTGCCGGCGTGCGTGGACGTGGTGCCGCCGACACCGACACCGACACCGCCGGGACCGGAGCCGGAGAAAAAGCCTACGATCCGGAGAGGAGACCGGGGGCCCTACGTGAAGCTGTGCCAGGAGGACCTGATGGCGCTGGGATACAGCGTAGGAAGCAGCGGAGCGGACGGGATCTTCGGGAAGAACACGGAAGCCGGAGTGAAAGCATTCCAGAAGGACCATGACGACAGAGACGGACGGGCATTGAAGGTGGACGGAATCGTCGGAGAAAAGACGTGGGGAGCGCTGGATGATGCAATCGGAAAGATCGGAACATGAAATGTGCCTTCTTTACGAACCGGGAAAAAGAAACAAGTGCTACGGGGCCAGCGGACGGAAGCTGCGGCGGGTGTGCGTCTGGTGTCCAAACTTCAAGCGAAAAGAAATGACAACGGAGGGGGATGAGGACCATGGACACGAACGAAATCGGGGCAGCGCTGGCGAGGCAGGAAGAACAGATCAAGGGACTGGCCCGACGGATGGACAACCTGGAAAAGCTGACGGAATCAGTGAACACGCTGGCAAGGAGCGTGGAACGCCTGACGGTGCAGCAGGCGCAGACGGACACACAGGTCACGGCGCTGACCGGTGACATAAACGAAATCAAGGAAAAGCCGGGAAAGCGATGGGACCTGGTGATCACGGTCGCGATCACGGCGATCATCACAACGGCGATCACTTTACTGATCAAAGGATAAGGAGAACAGGAACATGGTCGACTGGAAGGAATGGCTGAAGGCAGCGGTGATCCGCGGAATCCGGACGTTTGCGGAGGCGATGCTGGCGTACATCGGGACCGGCGCGGTCGTCCTGGGGGACGTGAACTGGCTGGCGGCACTGAGCGCGGGCGGAATGGGATTCGTCATGGCGATCCTGCTGGCGCTGGCAGGACTGCCGGAGGTCAAGAAAACGGAACCGCCTGACGAACAGTAAAACGGGAGAAGGAGTGGAAAAAGCCATGGAGAAAAAATGCCAGGACTGCAAAAACTGCAGCGAACAGGAAAAATGTATCCCGTTTTTTGACCACCAGAACACGATGATGCACTACAACTGGGTGAACCGGCGGAGCATGATCCAGCTGATCGCCGTATGCATCATGGCGATCATTATCGTGCTGATTTTCACAACAAACCAGACAAAGCGGGAACAGATGTGGCAGGAGACCATCAAGGAGGTCGTCAGCCAGACCACCACGGCGGAGGTGGACAATGGACAGCAAAACGCGGATCCTTGAGGTCCTGGAAGAATACATTCACAGGCGGAAAGACCGGGAGATCATGGCCATCTACCTGACAAACCATCCGGGAAGCCTGGAAAGGATCGCGGAGGAATGCGAGGTGGACGTGTCCACGGTGAAACGGGCCATCAACCGCAGCAGCTACATCTACAGGTACCTGCCGGAATCAAATCCGAAACTGAACCGGAAATGAACTGAATAAACATCGAACATGAGCCGATCGCGAACTCGCGGTCGGCTTTTTTTTGTTGCAAAATATTAACAGAAACAGGCGGAGGAAAACAGCGGATGTGGGTCAGATGCAATCCAAACCCGATGGGACGGCAGACGGGAGACTGCGTGGTGCGGGCGATCGCGATCGCGACGGATCACAGCTGGCGGGAAGCATACCGGGACCTTTGCCGGATCGGCGAAATACAATGCGACATGCCCAGCAGCAACATGATCTGGGGAATGGATCTGAAAGAGAAGGGCGGGAAACAATTCCTGCTGCCGGAAACGTGCCCGACATGCATGACGGTGCGGGCCTTCTGCGAGAGATACCCGCGGGGCGTTTACGTGATCGGGACCGGAAGTCACGCGGTGGCCGTGATCGACGGGGACTACTACGACAGCTGGGACAGCGGGAGCGAAGTGCCGACCTACTTCTGGAAAATGAAATGAGGAGGAATGAACCATGGCGGGAATCACAGGGCGGAATCCATACGGGGCATACCAGAATCCATACCTGCCATCCATGAACGGGTACCAGGTGCCCGGATACGGATGGCCGGGGATGCAGACGGGACCGCAGCAGCAGATGATGCAGCAGCCGGGACAGGCGCCGCAGATGACAAAACCGACGGTGCACGCGGACATCATACAGATCGAAAATGAAGCCGCGGGCGAAAACGAACCGGTAGACGCGGGAACCAGCCAAATGATGATCACAAAGGACGAGAGCACGATCCTGATCAAAAGCGTGCTGGCAAACGGGGAAACCACCATGGACATCTACCGGAAACAGCCGAAAGCGGAGAAACCGGCGGAACCGGAATACGTGACGCGGGCAGAGTTTGAAAAACGGATCGCGGAGATGATCCGGGCGGAACAGGAACGGACCTGGGAGGCGGAACCGGAACGGACACCGCTGAGGGTGCTGAAGCCGGAAACGGCGGAGGATGAGGAAAGCGAATACGAAACACCGGCACCGCGGCCCGTGCAGAGGACGCGGAGCACGAACGGAGGGAAAAGACGATGAGCATCATGGACGGACTGCAGCGGGGAGCCGGAAAGCGGGGCGGTGATCAGAGTGGGGTCACCATCCAGGACGCACTGCGGCAGGTGAACGAACATCCGGAGGAATGCTTCCGGGCGGCGGGGTTTAAGGTTCCGAAAGAGATCATGGGCGATCAGCAGAAGACGGTGATGCACCTGATCCAGACGGGCCAGGTCGGCGGACCGGTGATGCGGATGATCGCGCCGATTCTGGGAAGAATGGGCATCAAGCTATGAGGGGACGACATCGGCGCTCAGTGCACGGGGCGAGGATGAAATATATCAATCATGGAGGATAGAACAATGGGTATTTTGAACGAAGGGAACGGCGGCGGATTCTATATGCCGGTAGCGCCTGCGGGCACGGCATACGGTAACGGCGGTGGCCTTTTCGGCGGAGACGGAAGCATCTGGGGCCTGCTGCTGGTGCTGCTGCTTTGCGGCAACGGCATGTGGGGAGGCTTCGGCGGCGGACTTGGCGGCATGATGATGCCCTGGATGATGGGCATGGGCGGAGGCTTCGGGATGGATTATCTGTACCCGTGGCTGAACAACAGTCAGCACATCTCCGACGGTTTCCGGGATCAGCAGATCGCTACACAGCTGCAGGGGATCCAGGGATCCATTACCAGCGGATTCGGTGACGTTCAGCTGGGACTGGCGGGCGTGAACCAGAACATCTGCCAGACGGGCAACAACATCACCGGCGCGGTGCGAGATGGTTTCTACGGCGCGGAGATCGCGGCGAACGGACGGGCAACGGCGAACATGCAGCAGCTGTTCGGCGTGCAGACTGCCATCGCGGACGGTTCCGCAAAACAGCTGGCCAGCGCTGCCGATCTGAAGTACACGATCGCGGCGGAGGAGTGCGCGACACGCTCTGCCAGCGCGAACAACACCAGGGACATCATCGACAGCCAGACTCGCGGAATCCAGACAATCATGGACAAGCTGTGCGCTCTGGAACTGGACGGCTACAAGCGTGAAAACGATCAGCTGCGGAGCCAGCTGAACATGGCAGCGCTGCGGGAAAGCCAGACGGCTCAGAACGCGTTCATTCAGCAGGGCTTCTCGAATGAAGTGGATGCGCTGTACAACCGGCTGAACAACTGCCCGGTGCCGAGCACTCCGGTATACGGACGGACTCCGATCTTCACCTGCCAGAACAACGGATGCGGCTGCGGCGCTTTCGCGGCTTAAGGGGAGGTGACCGACATGGCAGCTGAATACAGCGCGAATGCCATCCAGACGGTCGCCGCTGGCGGCAGCGTGATCTTCACGGAATCACCGGTACCATGCAACGCTGGCCTGATCTATCACCGGGACGAAAGCGGGGCATTCCGCCTCGCTTCTCCCAGTGCGATGGGTCGGACATGCAGGAGACGGTGCTGCTGCGCGGATTATCCGACAGCAAACTATCAGGTAGCCTTCCACGCGAACATCCAGATCCCGGCAGACGGAACGGTGGAACCGATCAGTCTGGCCGTGGCGATCGATGGCGAGGTGGATCCTTCCAGCATTATGACCTTCACACCGGCGGCAGCGGAGGAGCTGGGAAACGTTGGCGCGGATGTCATCGTGGCGGTGCCTTGCATTTGCCGGTGCTCCAGCGTCGGAATCAGGAACGTCAGCACACAGGCGATCCAGGTGCAAAACGCAAATATCGTCTTTGACTTCGCCGGGGTCAGGCAGTAAAGGAAGGAGAAAACCATGGATCTGCTTAAAGAAGTGTACGACCTTAAAGAAACGGTCGGACACAAGATCGCGCAAGCGAATAAGAAAATCAAGGCCAATGGCGGAGACATCGCAAATGATGACGTCGACATCGTGGACAAATTGAGCCACAGCCTGAAAAGCCTGGTCACTACCTGCGCCATGCTGGAAGCGGAAGAAGACGGAGGGTACAGCGGTGCTTATATGCCGACGTACAATCCGGGCATCACATACGGCAGGGATCGCAGGGACGGCGGAAACAGCTATGAAAACCGGGACGGGTACAGCGGAAACCGCGGCGGATACAGCCGGAACAGATACAGCCGCGAAAACCGAAACGGGTACAGCCGGACGGGCGACATGCACGACCAGCTGCGAGAGATGATGGAAGACGCGCCGGACGACGTGACGCGGATGGAAATCAAAAAGCTGATGGACAAGATGGATCAGCGCTAAAAAAGGGGAACCTTTCCCGCCTGGAAACGGGCGGGTTTTTTACATAGCAAAAAACCGGCCGCGGGGGCCGGTTTTCTTCCATCCGTCAGACCGCGATCCGGAAGATCGTGACCTGCGTGTTCGGATGTGTTACTGCTGGTACACCAGATGCAAGGATATCCGAACACGAAGGGCCGGGATCGGGAAGGGATTCGAGAGGGAAGCGCTGGTTGCCTTCGCAGTTATTGATGACAAGGTCGAGATGATCATCGAAGACGTAGACGGCGTTGATAAAAGTTTCGATGATGCTGCGGCGAAGCAGGGGGTCGTTCCGGTTTCCTTTGGTGAACCGGCGGAGGAAAAACAGGACGCGGTCACGGGATAAAAGCTGGGATTGTGAATAGCGGAGGGTTTCGACAGAGACGCGGAGGGTTTCCGCGGCATCCTCCAGGACTTTCAGGCGGGCAGAGGTGGAAGAATTCCAGATCCCGGCGGCGATCGCGTCGTTGATGTTGTCGATCTTTTTCTTCGTTTCAGCGTATTCGGCCTCCATGGCGGCAAGCGGGGATGACTTCATTTCTTCCTCCTGGAGGGCCATGACGGCATCAGCAAGGGATTCGATGTGATCATCGGAAAGAACATGATCCAGGACAAAAGAGATGACGGTGGACTCCAGATAATCCTTCGTGACGGATTTCTTCGCGCAGCCTTTGCGGGCCTTGCGGGCCTGGCAGGTGTAATAATAATGGCGGGTTCCGTCCTTTGACGTGCCGGAGTCGCCGATCATGGCGGCGCCGCAGTGGCCGCAAAACGCCTTTCCGGTCAGGAGATAATCGACAGCGCCCTGCTCAACGTGGCGGGCGGTTTTCTTTTTCATACGCTGGGCCTCCTCAAAAGCTGATTTTTCAACAATGGCGGGCATGCCGTCCGGAACGCGGATGCTTCCCCAGATGTATACGCCGGTATATCTTTCGTTGGAGATGATGCGGAGAAGGCCTTCTTCGGAGAAGGGCTTGCCGTGGGACGTGCGGAGGCCCTGATCGTTCAGCTGGCGGCAGATGCGGGCAGCGGAATAGCCGGACCGGTACAGGTCAAAGATGTTCCGGACGACCGCGGCTTCTTCCGGCTGGATAGCATAGCGACCGTCTGCGCCGCGGGTGTAGCCAAGAATGCGGGTGCCGTTATAAAGGCAGCGCATGGCGTTGTCCGTCATGCCGCGGGTGACGTTTTCGGACAGGGTGCGGGAATACCATTCGGCGGTGGCTTCCAGCATTCCTTCGAGAAGGACACCGGCGGAGCCTTCCGGGATCGGTTCCATGGCATAAAGGACCTTGACACCGTGGCGGCGAAGGCGGCCCTTGAAAACGGCGGACTCTTCCCGGTTACGACCGAAGCGGTCGACCTTCCAGACGATCAGGGTGTCGAAAGCGCCGGATTCGGCGGCGGACATCATCGTCTGGAAGGCGGTGCGGGCGGAGGTGTTCTTAAAACCGGAACGCGCATGATCCGCGTATTCATGCACGATGGTGAAGCCTTCGCGCTTCGCAAAGGCCCGGATGTCCGCCAGCTGCTGGTCAATGGAGACATCGCGCTGACCGGCGGAGGAATAGCGGGCATAGGCGACGGCGGTGCGGGGAGAGCAGGACGGGACGGCGGCCTTTTTCATATTACCTCCGACATTTTCGGAATAATCAGATTAGAACGTTAAATCTTCATGGATCGGAAGGAAGATCATCAAGCGTCTGCTGGATGGAATCGTCAATCCTGAGATAAATAGCATATTTCCATCCGGAATATTTGTCCGGGTCGATTTCGGAAAGACAAGAACCATTTACATAATACAAAACATTAGTAAGGCCAAGGTCGCCGTATATGCTAATCTTTCGACCGTCTATTTCCCAAGTGAACATCTGCGCGGAAAGATCCTTTTCATCAAAAGAAGAAGGAGAATAGTAATGGCTTAGATGATAAACAGTATGATCGGGATAAAAATGGTACACGGTGATTTCTTCGGAACCGTAATTTGGAAAAAAGGACCGGACATACACACCGGGAGCAAAAGGGGTTTCGGCGAAGGAAAAGCTGAAAAGAATGGAAAAGAGAAGAAGAAAAAGAACAAAACGCCGCATAAATAATCCTCCTTTATTCCTCATAACCGTCCATATAGGTGCCGAGATACGCCAGGGGGGAGCCGTCAGAGGCGGCAACGGTGCGATGGTATTCAAAGTAGTTGCGGAAATAGGCGGCGAACTGATCGCGCACGGCGCGGTTCAGTTCCGCCGGGACGTGAACGGCGGGAATTTCACGCATGCAGGCAAGGCAGGAATCATAGCAGCCGGTGAGGTTGCCGAGGACTTCCACGGTGAGACGGATGCCGGAGGCCTGCACCATGTGGAGCAGAGGCCGGGGGCAAAGCAGATGATGGGCAAAGCAGCGGGCCTCCGCATTGCGAACATCCTCCGGGCGGGTGCCGTCGTGGCCCAGGACGATGTGGCCCAGTTCACGGGCCAGGGAGCGCTGGATCAGAACCTGGGAGAGCTGCTGGTTGTAGGTGACGATATAGTGCGGCGTTCCGTCCGTTATGTGAACAGAGGTGAAAGCGTCCTGATTTCCGGAAAAGCGGGAAAGCAGGCACTGGCGGTCCTGGGCCACGTTTACGGACATACACTGATAGGAAACGACAAGGACGCCGGGGAGGCTTTTGAGGATCGGGAGAGGCGAGACAGGCGCGGAATTGATTCCGCGGGAGATGAGGATCTCCGTGGCCGCGATGGCGGCGCGTTGATAATCGGGGGTCATTGGTTGTCCTCCTTTTCAAAATAGTCCGCATACTGGGCGAACATTATTTTCATCATTTCCTTCGCCTGGGCGATCTGATCCGGAGAAAGCCGGTTCAGGCCGTTGATCAGCAGGCGGATATCTTCGTTTTTCGGCTGCTCAGGATATTCGGAGATGGGGGCGAAAGAAGAGCGAAGATCGACAGGAGCATCTGCGTCCAGAAGTTCAAAAAGATGATGGACCGTGATCTCCATGCCGTCAGCCAGCTTTTTATAGATCTCAAGAGTGGGAACCATAGGCTTGCCGGTTTTCGGGTTCTTTTCATTTTCGAGAAAAGAAATATATGTGTTTGACAGATCGCAACGGCGGGAGAATTCACGCTGGGAGATATTCATCCGCCTGCGGTAATCGATGATGATATCACTGAGTTTCATTTGTAAGCCTCCTGTAAAGGGTGTTTTACATAAGGACATTTTACACGAAAAAAATATTGTTGTAAAGGGGGCTTGACAAGCTAAACAAACGAGCGTATTTTATTTAATGTAAAGCCGGTTTAACAAGGGAGGATTGAGAAAAAATGAAATACCGGGTACGCGAAATCAGGGAACAGAAAAACATGAGCCAGGAAGAACTGGAACGGCGCAGCGGGATCAGCAGACAGACGATATCGGCGATCGAGAACGACAAGGTGCGTGAAAACGTGAAAGCCGGAACGCTGCTGGCGATTGCCAATGCGCTGGAAACGACAGTGGATGATCTTTTTTTTCGGAAAGCCGTTTAATCGGCTAAACGCGGAAGGAGTGGAAAAAAATGAAAAACTACTACAAGGGAGCAGACAGGAAGCTGGTCGAGATCTTCACGCCGCACTGCAACCTGAGCGGGGAACAGTACGAAGAGATCAGCTCAAGGTTCATATACCTGGAAGCAGACATTCAGGACGGGGAACCGATAGAGGATATCAAGCAGACAGTGTACGAGATGAATGTCGTGTTCGATTTTCTGTACAACACGAAAGAGGTCACGCTGGAGGAATACAACAGCCTGTGCAACCTGGCAAACGAGATGGAGGCCGACGCGGAGAGGCTGGTGCAGGCATGACGTATCGATGCAAAGCATGCGGGGCGGAAATCCAATGGATCCGCATGAAGATCAGCGGGCGGAAGATGCCAATCAACACGGAGCCGGTGGACGTGCTGCTGAGCGCGGGAACGGACAGTTTCGTGCAGCTGGACGGTACGGTGATCATCGGGCGGAAGGTCGGGAATGCCTGGGACGACGATCCGGACGCGAACGTGGTCGAGGCATACGAAAGTCATTTCGCAACCTGCCCGGAGGGAGGGCAGTTTCGGAACCGGCAGGCGCGGACAAGAGCGCCGGGGTACAGATGAAAGGAGTGGAAAAAATGAAAGAAATTGAAAGGACATGCAGCAACTGCAAATTCAGACCAAGCAGGGCAATTCTGCCAATATGCACAGATTGCCAAAAAGCGCAGTACAGACCGCATTTTATGCCGAGCGACATCGTAAAAGAAGCGGCAGAAAAAGAGAGGAAAGCGGAGGCCATGCAGCGGTTCATCGACATGGAGCGGGGAAAGAACGAAAAGCGACCGGAGATCATGCCGAGGGTGCTGCCGATTTACGAATACGAATGCAGCGAGATCCCGGAGAAGATCCGGGTCAGCTTCGCGGACGGGCAGACGGCGGTGTACGAACTGCGCACGGAACAGCCAGCGCCGGTGATCATGGAGAACATCCGGATCATCCGGAAATGGAAGACCGGATACCAGGCACCGAGGAGGGGACGGAGATGAGAGCGCAGGGAATCAGTAAATGCAGAAAATGCGGGAGGCCGATCGGGATCATTACCTGGGGCGTTTACCGGAAAGAGGTCGTGGACGCGGAGGCGGTCATGGTCGTGCCGGATCCGGAAGGCGAACTGTTCCTGCGGATGGACGGAAGCAAAGTACAGGCGCGGGAGGCGGACTACGAAATCGACTACGCCGAACCGGCATACAGGCCGCACCGGAAAACGTGCGGAATGAAGGAATGATCTGCGGACGGTGCCCGGAGGGGCGGAGGTTTGCCGCCGGGAGCACGTTCTGCGTACCTTACGGGATCATTATCAGAGACACACACGAATGCATACGGGAAGGAGGACGGCGGCATGACAGAGCTGCGGATCACGGCGAGGTCCAGCGGGAAGAAGCCGAACTACAAAAAGACAGCGGCGCAGATGCTGGCGCGGTGCCGTGAGTTCTATCAGGATCCGGAAAACGAACGGGCCTATCAGGAGTGGAAGGCCAGGAAGGAAGAGCAGCATGAAAAAGCAGCAGTTTGAAATCAGCATCGATCACGCGATGATGATCGGCGCAAAGGCGGCATTCGACATCTGCCTGCGGGAGGCGGTCGGAAAAGCGATTTTCACCGGCAGCGATGAAGGAAGCGCGACACTGCGGATCAGTTTTGACATTCTGACGGCGGTGGACCAGGAAACGGGCGAACTGAAGCGGATGCCGGTGTTCAAATACAAAGCCGGGTACAGTGTTCCGATGAAGGAAAGCATGGACGCGACGATCGCCGAAAGCAGCAGGCTGCTGGAAAGCAGGGACGGCTGGAAGCTGGTCAACGGGCAGATCAGCATGGACGAGCTGATGGAGGATGACGAACCGGAAGCATACAGGGGAGAGAAACAGCTGGCGGAGGTGCGCTGAGATGATGAACGGCCTGATCATCAAGCGCGGAGACAAATACCTGGCGCGGAAGGGATGCAAGAGTGCGAAGCCGGACGCAAGCGGGAACTTCTGGAGCAAGGAACTGCAGGCGGCGCGGGTATTCCAGGACCATGAACACGCATGCAGGGCGGCGCGGAAGTTCGGCGGGGTTGTAAAGCTGAAAAAAGACGGGAGGGTCACGGAGTGAAACGGGAGTGGATGAAATGGGTCAAGCTGGGCGTGGAACTGGCGCTTATCGCTGGGGCCATATGGCTGGTTGTGTATTTTGTGCAAGGTTTGGGACTGGCGGACGGGTACGAGAGCGACGCATGGATTATCTGCAGGCCAGGGCAGTTTGTGAACGTTCGGGAAAAGCCGGGAAAGCGGGCGGAGGTCATCGGACGGTTTGACGCCGGGGACAAATTCCGGACGGATTGGGAGATTCGGGACGGATGGATCCACGCGAAGGACCTGAGCCTGGAGATTACAGAGGGATGGATCTATGTCGGATACGTCAGCGCGTGGGAACCGGAGGCCAGGGAAGGCGAGGCCGCGGAGATCATCGCGGACGGACGGGTGGCCTGCCGGGAATACTGCGACGGGCCGCGGATCAGCGGAAAAGGCGGCTGGGTTAAGCCTGGACAGACGGTGCAGATCTGGTACTGGACGCCGGAATGGTGCGTGACGAATCGGGGGTACATAAAGACGGAATTCCTGGGGGAATAAGATGGAAGAACTGATCCAGCAGCTGGAAGAGATCCAGAATGGTTTCATCAAAATGGCGAGGGACAACACCGGACCGGAGCCGAACGCCATCTGCGTCGGAGCGTTTCAGATTTCAGAAACATGCAGGATAGCCGCGGAGGTTTTACGGAGGAACATTCCGCAGGAAATGGAGATGGAAGGCGGAGGATCCAGCTGGTGGTACGTTTGTCCGGAGTGCCACGGAGCAATTGATCGCGGGGACAGATTCTGCAGGCATTGCGGACAGGCGGTGAAAGCATGACAGACGATGAACGGATGCTTTTAATAGGAATATTCCTGGCTGTTTTCTTCACGCTGGCGATCGCGGTGTATTTCTGCCTGGAGTGAGGCGGTGGAAGCGGATGAAACTGAAAGGAAAGCAACTGGCCATGGATAGCCTGTTGCTGGAAGCAGACTGGCAGGAAGAAGAACGCAGAAAGCGTGAGTGGGCCAGGGAGAAGGAACAGGAGATCCGGGTTATCGACATGCTGGACGACAAGTATGGACGGATGTACTTGCAGAGAACCGGTCAGGATGACAAGTATCCGGCAGGCACGGTGGTGATCATCGGACAGCATCTTTTCCGGGACGGTCACTACACTATGCACTTTTATCGGACAGTGCTCAATTATTACGCGAGCTGCGCAGATCCGCACAGAGCAGTATTTGTCCAGGCGAACAATGAAGAATGGCCGGAGATCCCGCCGTGGGCGGAAACAGTGGGCCATGAAGGAGAGCTGAAGGACATCGGCTTTTATTCCGAACATTTCCATTGGGCCACGGGCGAGGTTGTCGAGCCGATCGAGACGTGGTGGATGAAGAAGTGGAGAAAATGACGTTTTAAGTGAATTGGAGGAAGTATGGAAGAAGATGTAATTCAAAAAGCAATAGATACTTATGGGGAGGATGCACAATTATGGATGGTCATCGAAGAGATGAGCGAACTGTCAAAGGAAATCTGCAAATTCAAGCGGGGAAAAGATAATTTTTTTGAGATTGCGGATGAGATGGCAGATGTTTATATCATGCTTGAACAGTTAAAAAGACTTTGCGCTGTGCCGCAGGATTTGATACAGCAGAGGATTGATTTTAAGTTTGACAGATTGCGGAAAAGACTTGGTATGACTTAATTGACGGAATCGAGAAGATTTCATGCAAACAGGAGGTGAAAGAATGAGCGAACTGGACAAGCTGGAAAAATACCTCATAAAAAAAGGCTTTGATTTTATAAGGGAAGACGAAAATCGAGAATACTGGGAAAAACATCAGATCGTTGTTTATGACAAAAACGGGAAAAGACAATGGGACGCAATCTGCCAAAGAGGATCATACGGATTTCAAGAGGGACTGATAGAAATCTACGGAACGATCGTAACAGAGGAAGACGGAGACAGCGTCTGCGGATGGCTGACAGCTGATGATGTAATAAAGAGGATAGAAAATCGATTTGTTGCCGGGTGAATTGGCGCTGTTCGCCGCGGAGGGCGAGGGACGCGTATAGAGGGTTTGGGTTTGCAGATTCGGCGCGTTCGGGACTGTGTGGCGAAATAGGAGGGGTGGAAAAATGGGAGTGCCACAAATAATCATGATTATTCTGATTACAATCGACCTGATCTGCACGGCGCTGCTGCACGGGCAGAAAAGAGACTCGAAATACAACTTCTGGGCGGAACTGATCGGAAAGATAGGGCTGTATTGGATTCTGAAAGCGGGAGGGTTCTGGTGATGAACTGGGATGAACTGAAACAGGGTGACCGGGTATACGTGACAGGAGAGGTTCGCCCGTACAGAGTCAGATGCAGGGACGAAAGATTCATCATCTGCACAAAACCATTTAACCCGAAGAGGACCGTGATTTATTTCATCATAGATCTGAAGTACAGGTTGAAGGGTCCAGACAATATGGTCTTTTGTTCGGGATATGAAACACAGGAACAATGCGAGGAACGACTCAGGGAACTGCAGACAGGAAGGATAGAGGTTTCACTGAGACGGAGCGTCGGGATTTGATTACTTCTTATTATAGAAGAAACACGCCGGAGAGATCCGGCAGCATGCCAGCGGCGGTCCTGGGGCCGGTTCAACTCCGGCGGCTGACAATCAGGAGCATAGACACCCACGGAGGGACAGCCTCCGGAACTGCGGGACGGGTTCCGCATTGGAAGGCTTGTATGATGTATTAAATAATGAAGCATTTGAAAGTCAGAACAGCCGCCGTCACAGGATGACGGCAACCATTACCGGGAAGAAGGGGGTGTCGGGGGAAACGGAACGCCAGGACGACATCCGGGACCGGACAGCCGGAGGCGTTCCGTTGCCCCTGACCGTATAGGAGGAAGATCGCACATGTGGGAATACGCGGCCTTGTTTGACATGCCGGGACCGACGGAACTGGAACTGGCCATGCGGGATCCGGACTGGTGGAAACGGGAAGGCTGCGATCTTCGAGTCGGGCAGATGGGATACCGGACCATCACGACGATGGCCGGGGACATCCTGGTCGCGGAGATCTTTCCAGCCTGGGGAAAAGAACGAAAGAGAAAGGTCAGGGCGGCGAAAAAAAACCTGACACCGGAGAGGATCCGGAGGTACAACACGGAGCGGGCAAAGTTCCGGCTGGAACTGATGATGGATGAGAACTTCACATCGGAGGATCAGAGCCTGACACTGACATACACGGAGAAGCCGACGGAGCACGAGATCCGGAAGGACGTGAAGAACTTCATCGAGCGAATACGGCGGGAACGGAGAAAGAGGGGCCTGCCGGAAATGAAATACATCTACGCGATCGAGAGTGAGAAGGACGGGAAGTCGAAGCAGCTGCACTGCCATATCGTCATGAGCGGCGGGATTGATCGCAAGGAAGTCGAGAAGATATGGCGGAAGGGATCGCAGGCGCGAGGGTTTGCAAACTGCGACGACCTGCAGCCGGAAAAAGAGGGACTCAGGAAGCTGGCATTCTACATCTACGATCAGAACCGGGGAAAGGAACAGACCAAAGGGAAACGGCATTATTCATGCTCAAAGAACATGCGGGAGCCGAAATACCGCAGCAGCATGAGCAAGGTAAGCAACGCGAAAGTGCGGAGAATGGCGCGGGATTTCAACAACGTGGCGCAGACGATCATGGAAAAAGTATATCCGGGGTTCGAGTTTGTACGAGGCCTTCGGTACCAGGAGAACGAAAGCGGGACCATGAGCGAAAGCTGCGTCAGGTTTTCGGATTACACAGACGGCGTCTACATACGGGTGATGATGCGACGGAAGGGGGCAGGACAATGACGGACGTTGAGATCCTCCAGGAATGCAAGATGGCGACGATGGAAGAACGGGCAATAGCGAGACAGATAGATCGCCTGCTTCAGATCGGCGGGCCGAAGGGAATAGGATCGCAAGCACTGGAGCCTGCCGGGGACCGGAAGACAAACAATGCAACCGCGGGACAGTTGCAGCAGCTGGATGGTCTGATCCAGAAGCTGAACGAAAAGCGGGAGGAAAGCCTGTACATTGTACAGCGGGCGGAATCGATCATCGAAAGAATCATGGAGCGGAAGAACCGGGTGATTATTCGCTGTTATTACGTCGAGGGAGCAAGCGACTACGAGATCGCCAGGGAAATGGACATGAGTCCACAGTGGGTCCAGCAGCAGCGGAACAAGACGCTGGATAAACTGATCGCAAGAAAAATTTAAAGCTATAGGCAAAATGTATTGAAATGGGCACGAGAAGACGTCAAACTGATACCGTGGACATCCGCGGAAGAGAAAAAGGCTTCGCGGATGATTTTTATACATCACCGGCATGGAAGAGATGCGCGAGAAGCTACAGGCGCTCGGTCGGTGGTCTTTGTGAGCGATGCAGGAAGAACGGCCTGATCGTTCCGGCGGAAGAGGTGCACCACAAAATCCACCTGACACCGGAGAACATCAACAAGCCGGAGATCGCGCTGAACTGGCGGAATCTGATCGCATTGTGCAAGGATTGCCACATGAAAGAGCACCGAAAGGAAAAGCGCTGGACAGTGGACGCGGACGGAAACGTGGTGCTCAGAGATCCCCCCTGATCAAGGGCCGGAGTCTCCGGGCGGCAGG